TAAATCGTATCATCAGGAGAAACCATTTCTTGATTACTTGTTATTGTTAAGCCATAAGTTTCTTGTAATACTCTTTTCATTCTCACGTTAATTAGCAAACCTAGACTTCTTTTATCAAATGTTTTTATTTTTTGGTTGTAACAATTTATCTCAAAATCAAACTGTGTGTATTGTTCTATTTGTGTGTTTGTACTTCCATAAGGTATAGGGTTAAGTATAGTTACATTAAAGCAAGGAAAATACTCTTTTCTGCCATAATTTTCTTTGATTACCTCAATATCCTTTTTCTCAAATAAGTTAAACCAAAAATCATCACCTTTTTCATCATCTTCTTTAAAGGCTTTAACTAGCAAATCTTCAATAGCTTTAAGCACTTTAGGCTCATCAAATGTTATATTATTAATCATTTAATTTCTAGCTCTCCTTTAAAGGTGGTTTCAATTTCGGCTTCCATTTTCTTTCTGGCAGTATACATAAACCTAGCAGGTTGTGAACGGTCAGTTCTTCCAAGCAAGTAACCTTTTTTAGACTCCATTTTGTAAGGATATGCAGGTCTTTTCTTGCCTGTTACAGTTGGACTTTTGTCAGCTTCTGTTGTCCTATAAAACCAACTACCGTCAGCCGTTGGGTGGTGTATGGTCATATCAGGTGCAATAAAGTATTCATTTGAACTATCTGCGGTTACGCCTGCTCCAAATTCTGCATAATGGATTTGTTCATACATTACAGGTGTTTTTGTTATAGGAGCATACACTCTACCAGTATTTCCAATAACCTCTTTGCCTATTTCTTTAACAAGTTCATCGCCGTATTTTTGAGCGTGGTCTGTAGCTTCTAATGTGTCTTTTGCGGTGTTATATCCAATATCAACAACTTTATTTAAAGCATTTAGTATTGCTTCTGGTATCTTATTCATATAAGCATCAAGTTGATTTTGTGCTTCTTTAACACCTTTAATTTTCATCAGCTACCACCGTTTCAAACTCTAATACATAATTTTCATTATGTAGCCATTTGTCTTTAAGCCTTATTTTTGCAACTGTTTCGTTTTTGTCAGCTGGCTTACGATACCACATTAAGGTTTCACCGTCTATAGGCAAGTATTTGGTTTTTGGCACAATTCCTACAAGTGTATCATAATTAAAGTTAATATCAGTTTTGTATATTTCACCACCACTTTCAAACCAAATAGGCCTATTTTCCTCTGCTATTTTGCTAATGTACAATGTGAATAAACCGTCTACCGTTCGTCCTCTTTGCATTATTTGATAATCTGCTAAGGTGTCTATATCTATTGGTAAGGTTTCAACCCACAGTTTAGTAAATTCGTCGATAAATTGTGTGTCTTTGTTGTGGGGCAATATTAGCGTGTTGCTATAATTTACACTCTTGCCATAAATCTCATACCTTGTTGTGCCAGAAACCTCCGCTTTTTGTGCCATAACCGATTTAATTTCGGAATATACTACTTTATCGTTACTATCAGTTCCTAGCTTGTAAGCAAAATATATTTTTTGGCAATCCGCTAGTCTTAATCCTTTTGGCATAATATCACCCGTTTATAATGGTCTATCAAAGCGTGTGGATTTATAAATGTATCCACTAGGTTTAAGATATTGGGGAACATTTCTTGAAATTATACTAGCACAAACATCAGAACTTTCGTATCTGTCGCTTACACCGTTAGCACTTCTTGAAATGCTACCCTCAATTCCCATTGTATTGTATTTTTGCAAAACACATTGAATGAGAACTCTATCCCAAGCGGTATTGTATTTATCTGCATTAGCATAAGAAACTATATCATATAGGCTTTCGTCAATTAAATCTTCCATTAAATCACTGTCACTGCCTAGTTCAGGGTTTCTCCTTGCTATTTTTGCTTTAATCGTATCAATCCACATTCTTTAATATCCCCAAGTGTTTGTTTGACGGTTGCAATAACTTAATACTACAACCGCCATTATTTCTTTAATTGTTAAGCTACAGTAGCTATGACCATATTGTTAATATTTTTAGGTACAGGCAGATAAACACCTTCAGCAAGTGTCCAAATCCCAGCGGGGTCATTGTTCGCCCATCTCTTAATATAACACATTGCTCTTTCATTTCCATTAACACCAATGTCCATTAATTCGCTAGGAGTTACACAGAACAAACCAGTTCCAAAGGCCGCTCTTGTTCCCAAGAAAGTGATAACATTTTCAGGGAAAAATCTATGAAGCGTGCTTCCACTTGCAGAAGTTTTATAAACATCGTCATTTGTTACAAACTCAATGTCAAAGTTTGCAAGCAACCACGCCTTTAATGCTCCCATAGTCATAACTTCGCTTGACAGTCGCATTGAGAAAAGTTGAGCAATAGCTTCATTTTTAAGCATTAAGTTCATAACTTTCTCACTTGTAATTGCTCTTAAAATGTTTACACCAAGAGTTTTAGCCTTTGATTTTATTTGTGTTAAGTCGCCAATTATATCGTGTTCAGGGTTAGACCAGTCGTTAAGAACTACTTTATGAGAATTAGGCAAGCCGAAATCAACATTATATGTAGCATTATTTTCGTTAATTGTTATAGCACCAGTCGCCAAAACTTCCATATTCATAACTTCTGTACGAGTTATTACACGAGAAAGCAAATTGCTCATATCATCATATATATAATCTTTAAGTTTGTCTTTGCTTGCACCATCATTAAGGAAATACATAAGTCTTTCGGTTTGATTTATTTTTTCCTTAATCAGCAACTTTTCGGCTTTAACTTCTATATAGTTAGGTCTATCGCCAATTCTTGCCTCGCTATCAAAAGCGTGGACTTGTGCCATTACAGGAATGTCGCCACCTTCCATAAGCATTTTTGCAGATACTTTAAGATTATCTGTTTTTTGCATTGGAAAAAGTTTTTGACCCATATAATTTTTGTCATATGAATAATTTTCTGCAAAAGACACAATATCTTTATCTTCAATAAGTTTTAAAAAGTCCATTATTTATTTCCTCCTTTAATTACTCTCCGGTGATTACAACAGGTATTGACTCATCACTATCTGTATAGTAAAGATTATCACCTATTGCTTGAACAGTTATAGATATAGAGCCTGTTATGCTAGCATAAGAAAATTCAAGTGTTTCATCAGGCAATACACTTTTAACTATTACACCGTCAACACGAACATCATAACGTAATGCACCAGCTATTGCTACCCAAGTTACTTTGGAACTTACCGCCACATTAGTAAGAACAGGAGTATCAAGTTGTGCAATTCCAGTTGAACCAAAATCAGGTCTAACGACTTCAGACTCTGAATAAGCATATAATCCCTGTGCAATAAAGTCCTCTGCAACAGTGGCTGCACTTGCAGGAAGTTTCTCGTCAATATAACGACCACCTATCATAATGCAAGCAAGAACAGAGCCGTCAGTTATGTCATAATCGCCAAAAACAAGACCTTTCTGTCTTGTAACAGCATCTTCAAAAATTGTTCCGCTTTCCACTATGGTTTTGCCATCTTTTATAACAGTAGGTGTAAAGTCAGCAGGTATAGTGAAAGTCTTTAATGTAAGCCCAACTTCGGAACCTAGCCAGTTAGGTTTGTTAAGTATTACTTCATTCATAATAAAAATTTCTCCTTTTAATTTTATTTTAGAGTTTTACCTCTTGATTTTTGTTTTGTTCTGACAATTTCTTGGCATATTTAGCACCTTCAGATTCTTCGCCTTTGTTGCTTTGTCCGTTTGGAGCAGGTGTATTAACACCTAATTCCTTTTCATATTTAGCTTTCAAATCCTCATTGGCTTTTTTTCTAGCTTCAGCAAGTTTTGTTGCTTTTTCAATAGATTCAACATCGTCTGTTACAATATCAATAAGAGCTTCAATCTCGCTATCTGTAAATCCAGCATCTTTATAGATTGCTCGGACTTCTCTCTTATTGAGAGCAATAGCCCTATCTAGCAATTCCTTTTCTTTTGCCTCATAGTCTTTTTTAAGCTTTTCCTCTGCGGACAATTTTGCTTCTTCGGCAAGTTCTTGTTTGATTTTTTCTCTTAATTCTTTTTCAGCCCTTTCCCTTGCGGTTTGGCTTGCACTTGTTCTTTCTCTGTCAAGTGCTGAATTAAAAGCCTGTTCATCAAACTCCAACTCACCAGTTTCTTCATTTTTCCTTACATAATCTTTAAGGTTCAATTTTGCCATTTTTCCTCCTCCTATATAGTCCAGTTTTCAAGCCCTCATTTGAGTTCTATCCATAAAGTCCTATATAGTTTGATATAATTTATTTAATAAGGTTATTCACCGTTATTATCAGTGTTATTTTCACCTTCTTTAGGTGTGGGTGTTTGTATAGTTGTTTCTCCAAACACACCTTTTTTTGCTTTTTCTTCTATCTGTATTTTTAATAAGCCATTTTCAAAAGCATTTTTATTGTTTTTAGCTACTTCACTAGCATCAGTAACAAGTTTACTAACAATTAGTGCATCTAAGTCATTCATTCCACCAACTTTGCAGTTCACATAAGCCTGTGAAGAAGCAACAGGGTCGTCATTGAGTGAACGAATAAATTTACATCTTATATCATACGGCTTTAGATTACCTAATTTCTTTCCAAACTTTTCAGCATAGCTAATACATATACTTAAAAACTCTAATTCAGCTTTATCCATTTTAGGTATAATAAGCCCGGCATTATTTTCTAAATCACGAAAACCATTTCTATACTTAACTGCTTGACCTGTATCTCCACCACCGCCACCTCTTTCTTGACGGTTTGGTATCCCAACACACTCTTGAATAAGTAAATCTATATAATCAGCTAATATTTGAACACCTGTTTGGTCTAAAGTATTTTTTAGTATTTCAACTTTAGGTTTATTTTGTGGGTCTTTAACAGTTAATTCTAAAAGCCTATCTCGTAATATATTTTTTTTATCCGCATCGTTTTCAAATTGACAATTAATTAACACTAATACATAATCAACTACTTGTTGTATATCATCAATACGATTTGAAAGCAATAAGTTTTTAAGATTAATCAAGTCTATTATAACTTCCCAATCCCCTTTTCTAAAGGGATTTCTTTCTATTTCAACAAGTGGTATTTTTTTGGCAACTAATGGATAAGCATATGTCGTTCCTTTTCCGAAAGGTTGTTCTTGTGCGACAAACTTATTATCTTCACCACTTGAATTTTTGTTTTCAATAAATATATATTGGTGAGTATTAGTCCAAACGGTATAAGTTAGTCCATCTTTCTCGTTTTTGTCATTATAATTATCACCAATAAAAACGCCAATAACTTTTTGCCTAATAGCTTTATTGTTATAAACCACAAAAGCGTTTTGAGGATATATTATTTCATCATTTATAACAAATGGAATTTCGTCATTTGTATCATTTGTCATTAAAGCTAACTTATATCCAAGACCGCAAACACTAGCCGTTAAAGTAGCCATAATTGTACTTGTGTGGTTTGCTCTATAATCAAGCCAGCTTGAAAGCTTTTCTATTTCGGATTGATTTTCTGCGGTATCATTTCTGGCAACATATTTAATAGGTTCACCAAAACAATAACCATTTATTGTTCTACTTATAGCCCAAGCATTAGGAACACCTATTTTGTTATTAATATCCCCCCTAGTGGTTTTTATTTTTTGCCAAGCCTTATTATCATTGAAATATATAGAAAAAAGCTTGTTCATTTGTTCGACATTTTCTCTATGTATAGGAAGTGTTTGTTCAAGAATTTTTGGTATAGTAATTATATCTTCACGAGGATTTCCCGTTAAGACAAGATTTGTTTTAATTACCTTTCTACCTGATAATTGGTCTGTCAGTTTAACTAAGCCCATAATCCTCTCTCATTTGTTTTTTTATGTCTATAAGGGGCAAATTAATGCCCCTCAAGACAGGAAAGGGAGGTTTATACAATGAATAACTCATTTTTGTATACTATACTTAATTATACGCTTACAAACCTTACATTTTCCTTTTA